TCGACTGGTTGCCGATAAAGAGATCCGCGCCCGCAATCAGCTTGGCCAGTTCGAGGTAGTCGTTGGTGATGGCATACTCGGCATGGACCTTGGTCACCCGACGCAGTTCCTCGACCTCGTGCGGCAACCCGACAAAGAGCATCTTCGTGCCGAGGGCTTCACCGATCAGATCCCACCGGAAGTAAGGGTTGTGGTAGCGCGGGCTACGGTGACAGACGACCCGCCCCCGCGCCCGCGCCGAGGGGGAAACTTTCAGCCAAGGATCGGGCACTGCGTTGGCATTGACCCAATCACTTTGCAGTTCCATCAGGCTGACCCCGTAGATCAGCCCGCCATTACGGAACGTGGAGAAATTGACGCAGTGCTCGTTGGCTGGCGCATCCCCGTGAATCACCTTGCCGACATAGTCCTGGGCTTCAAGGAGTGGACGCAACACCGCCGCCCTTTGCTCGGTCATCTTGGCGGTCCAAGGCCGTGAGTTCAGATAGAGATCCCCGCGCCCGAGTTCCCTCATCGAGGGCAGCGCGTAGAGGACATCCCCCAGGTCTCCGGAGTGGAAATAATTCACGGGGTCTTCTGGATGTCGCGCATTACCGACTTGATGAAGTCGGGCGATTCCTTCTCCTCAAGCATCGCAGCAATCCGAGCCGCCTCGGCCTTCTGCTCCGGAGTAACGCCCGGCACTTTATCGACCCCGATCCGCGAGATGATCGACCTCTTGAACGCAATATCATCTTCCGCGTAAGCCTTGCTCGCCGCGTCTTTACCAAACTCTTTTTTGCGCCACTCCTGCTGCTCTTCAGAAAGCTCGAACTCAGGCGTGTATCCGGTCTCTTCCATCAAGTGCCGGGCCGCTTCAATCTTGAGAAGACCCTGCATCTTGTTCGGGTCGGCCATGTTACGGTTGAACGGGTTGGCCACGATTACCCGAGGCTCTTTGGGGTCACTTCCATTAAGTCCTGCGCCCCAAGCCATGCCTGCGGTGTTTGTGTTCTTACGAAACCACTCGGTCAGCCCGAGTTCGTCGGCTGTCTTGACCGGATACCCGTATGAAGTCCCCAGCGGCATTATACCCAATCGTCGTTAGTTTCTTCGCGTGTTTCGGTCTCGTCCTCTTGGAACATCGTGTCTTCCTTGGACAACACCTCAGTCACCGCATCAACCGCCTGAAGCCAATCCGGCGCAGTCAGCGAAATCATCCGCAGTGGCGGTGCATTCTTCCGCAACTCCTCAACTGTGACGCGATACGACATTGTGCGGTTATTATACCGCTAGATCAGTTCACAACCAAACGCGGCGTTGCTGCGTCGGCGTCACGCTGTAGGTCGGAGCCGGATCGGGCCGGTCGTCGAGGACGCGGAGGTTGACGTGCCAGCCGTCCAAGACCGTGCTGACGGGATTCTCGGGGTCGGTCATGTCGGTGTCGGTGAGGATGCCGACCGGATCGAGCGCAAAGCCCTCGCCGCCGGTCTTCCAGCCGGTCTCGCTGTCGTAGTAATCGGGCAGCGCGGCTTGGGCCGTCTGCTCGTCTTGGAATTTGTAGAGGTAGTCGGTCATGTTACGTCGTTAGCTGTTGCAGCAGCGCGTTGGACAAGCGGCGGGGCCAGTAGGCGATCTTGCGGATGTGGCCAGTTATGATTGCCGAGCCTGCGCGGCGACCTATCTCCATTTGGAACAGTCCGGTGGGCATGTCGCCAAGCGAGTCAGTGCTGGCGGCTGATCCGTTTACGCTAAAGGCGAAATCGTTTTGCGTATAGGCACCAGCCAACTTATAGACGGTTCCACTAACAGGCGCAGAACCAGAAGTGAACGCTGCTTGATTAACTCCTGCTACACGGACTCTTGTGTTAAGTCCGGTGACTGCGTAACGGTGGTCAATCTGTTCATTCTGAGTTGTGTTGTTAATGGCCAAGACGGTTGTGTCGGCAGCGACTGAGAATGCACTTGATTCGGACAGTATTGTAGACTCTACCGCATTATAAAACGACGAGATCGGCGTGACGACCGCCGAGTCCGCGGCGCGGGTCGCGGCGGCGTTGGTCGTTGGGATGTAGCTTGTGGCAAAAGCGCCTTGTTCCAACTGCGGGGCGGCGATGCGGAGGGTGATGTCGATGGCTCCAATAGTATCAAAAAACGCTAGACCAGTGCGTGTTCGCGCAATGCTTGCGTTGTTAAAGACAAGAGTGTGAGCGTTGCGGGCAAGTGATGACGATGGCGTAAAAGTTGTTGTGCCGGTTTGTAAAACTGAGCCAGACACATTGTTGGCTCTCACTTGAACACGAACGTTTCCGATGTTAGACATGGAACCGCCGACAAGTTTTACATAAACACTCCCCGTCCAAGTCTGGCCATTCGCCGCAACAATTCCGGTGGCTGTATCAAAGCCAACAAAGAAGGAAGCCGACGCAGTTCCGTAAAACCTAAGATCGACATAACTCATGCCGGCTTCTGTTCCAGTCGCTACAATCTCTTGGCTTACGTCAGCGCCGCCAGTTATCCCAATGGTTCCCCAATTCGTCGGCAGCGTCCCCGGCGCACCAACAACCGCCCCACCAGCCTGCGAGTTGCGGATGCTGTTGGTTCTGGCCTCCTCGATGAGCAGCCCGCGTGAGGCTCCGGTCGCTGGGTCGTGGTCGAAGCGTGGCGTGTCGTTGGCGGCGGTTTGCAGGGTGCCGTTGGCGTCGAAGAAGGTGGCGTTGGATGCCCTGGTAAAATTAATGGCCGGTCCGATCCCGTGATTGAGCGTTTTCTTATCGGCGAAGTTCCGGTAAAACGAACCGAACATGAAATCCAAAGCAGGAGGCAAGCCACCCACAACTTTGGCCATAGAACGCTCCAAGGAGTCGGTGGCCAAAGCCGCGTTGTTCTCTGGAAAATAGTTAGGCATTAAGCTCGTTGAGGGCGCTGACAAACTTAAACATCAGCGTCTCGTTGGAGTCGGTCGGAAGCGGTGCATAGGACCCGTTCAGCTTGCTGCTGACGAGCGACAGAGCTTTCTGCAAAAGCCGCTCGAAGCTGTCGCTCGACAATGGGGTGTCACCTTCTGGAAAATAAGAAGGCATGACGGTTTAGTTCAGGGATTTGTAGCGAAGAACGCTGCCCTTCCAGGTGCGGGACGTGGCCCCGAGCGTGGCAGCAGCATTGCCGAAGCGGAAACGGAAAGTCGCATTATTTGTCACACTGAAGGCAAAGCGATAGGAGGCGTAAACCAAGTCATTCAGATCAGCCGTGACAATCCCCGTCGCGACCGCGGTCGTATTGGCTGTTCCGGCCGCGGTGACAATCACATTGGATATTGCACTGGCAGTTGTCAGACCTTGGTGGGTGCCCTTGCCGCGCATAGTGCCGGCAGAAACGGCGAAATCCGAGGTGTAGTCCGCCGTGATGTTATTGCCGGAGACAAACAAATCCATCACGATCGCGTATCTGCCCCCCGCGACAACAGGGAAAAAGAACTCGGTGTCGTTGGTGACCCCTGCGTTCACGACATCTTGGTTGGCGGATTTGATGATGTAGTTGAACCCGCTGAGACTGGTAATCAAAGGAGTCTTCTCCCCAGTATCTCCATCGACTACTTTGAAAACTTGGTCGGAATCATAGACCAAGGCGACATCGCCGAAAGGAGGACGGGGGATATTTTGGCCGGGGGTGAGGCGGTTAAAGATGATTTGATCTTTCATAGGTGTGCAGTTAGGGGGTTAAGATAACGCATTATGCGCTAGTCAACAAATAGCCCGACCTTCTTGGGTTGAACTTCGAGGTCATGGTTTTCTTCCAACTCGTCATCCCGCCACGCTTGCCGCTGCCACCTTCCTGCGGAGGACGTAGCCCGAACCGCTCGCGGACGACATCGAGCATGACGAAGGCGGCATCCGCCACGTCGGGCGATCGGCCGATCCTGGCCTTCATATCGGTCTTGCTCTCAACGACGACCTTCATCGATCCGGACTTCCGCGTGTCGTAGTTCCGGCTGGTCATCTCGCGGGCCAAGTCCGGCCCAATCCCCCGCAACTGACCATTCTGCAAAAACTCCTTCGCCCCGAACCAAAGCTCGGTCACGCGGTTCACATACTTATCCTGGGCCGCGGTCGCATCGTAAGCCGAGAGCGATCGCCCCGAGGGAGCCCCGCCAAAGTGAACCCGGAGGAACTCATTCGACCCGCAGACCGTAGCCATCGCATCGCAGAAGGGCACACCGCCGCCCGTCACGTCGACCCCGATGTTTCGCCAAGGCACCCCAGCTTTGACCACGATGTCTTTGATCTTCTTCGCGATCTGGAAGGTGCGCGGTTCGGGATTGCTCGCTTCCTCGTCGAGGTAGTAGAACTCGTCGAAGGAAACTTGGTCCACTCCGTCTTTGTTCTGGCCAAACGAGCCCAGATAAATGACACACCTATCCCCGCCGCTCACGAACGAGGGGTCGATGCCGACAATACGTTCGGCGTGGCCCCTCCAGATCGGCTTCTGATCGGCTTGAAAGCGGATGATCTCGGCCTCGGAATAAATGGCTTTGCTGACCGCCTGCGGTGGCCAAAAACCTCTGTAGTCTCTCCAAAAGATCGGGTTGTCCTCGCCGAGTCGTTCACGGGCCTCGTCGATCTTCTCCCATTTCTGGATCGGCCATTTGTTTTCGCCGGCCAAGTAGTTCGGATTCTTGAGCGCATCGAGGTGCAGACAGACCCCACCCAACTTGGTTTCCCACTTCTCGTCATTGACCGTAATGCTCCCCCACCCATTCGTCGGCTCGACGAAGCGCCCAAAGGGATCGTAGTAAGATACAGGGTTCGCCGCCGCGCAAATATGGAGAAATGGGTTGTTCGAAAGGTTCGACATCGCCGTGTCGAGGAAGGCATGACCCAACTCACTCAACTCGTCGGCCGCGACGATGACCCGAGGAGCCTTCATGCCTCTCATTTTGCCGGTCACTTCCGAGGTCTTCTTGGCCTCGGCCGGAATGAGATACACCCCCGCCTGCTCCATCCGCTCGCCGTTCCGGATCGTGTAGATCGCCGGAGTCGGAGTGTCGGCCAGCTTCCCTGGGGCCACGGGCTTGATGCACGGCCAGTAACGCTGGATAGCACCCCAGACCCGCTTCTTCGCGTCACGGATGCTCGTGGAGGTGACCAACGAAAGCGTGTGGAACGGCGCAGCCATCCAATTCAGGAGAGCCCAGATGGCCATGAATTCCGACTTGCCGGACGAACCGCAGCCTGCGAAACCGACGAACTTATTGTGACAGCACTCATACAACATGTCATCGGCCCAAGGGTGCCAAATAAAGTTCTCAGTTTTCTTATTGAAGAAAATCTGAGCCGCGTTTTTGAAGTGATCTTCGATGGGCAACATCTCCGGCGACCGCCGGTCACGGTTCACAAAGCAGTAAAGCTCGATCGCCCAATCAGCCGTCCCCGGCACAAAATAGACCCCGTATTTAAGTCGGTATCCGACCGGAGGAGTCGTGGCATCGGAGGCAAAAATCGGGGTCATTTTGGAAATTTTTCTGCTACAGAGTTATACAAGCGGACACAATCGTTTTTGATACTTCGCAGTCACCTCATTACCAACACTTTATGACAACCGTAGCACGGGTTCGAATTTACGGGTTTAGGGGATTATTTAACTTCTGTAAGTCACTCGATTTACTCTGTTAGCGACGAATTTACGTCTGTTATCATTTTCGATATTATTATGCGCTTATGAAAAATTTTGAACATTTTGACACAAAATCTGGTCACAATTAACAGCCATGAAAATTGAAATCACCGACACCAAAAACGAAGGCGCGGTCGTCCGGCTCAATGGAGCCAAGGCGCACATCGCCAAGGTCCGCAACGGAGCCTACCGCCAGTTCCTCATCCGGTGGAAGGTAGGGCGGAAGACGATGAGGCGCGTCTTTGCCAAACGCGACAAAGCGATAGAGGAGGCTCAAAGGATCGTCACTGACTTGGCCAGCGCCCTCGGCGAGAGAACTACAATTCATCCGGAGGATAATCTATTCCTTCGGGAGTGTTTACGCAAAGCGGGCGGGAAAAGTCGCCTACTCGAAGCCGTGGAACAATACGTCGCCAAGAACCCGATCGGGGCTGGTCGGAGGACAGTAAAAGAGGTGTCGGTCGAATTCGTCGAAGCGATGCGGGAGCGACAGAAATTGAAGGGGCTTTCGAAGTCCTACCTCAACGGGCTCTCGACCGATTCAAACCACATCCGGCGCTGGATCGGCCACCGGCAACTCAACAGTGTGACCCATGAGGAGTTCCAAGGCTACATCAGCAAGGGTGAGTGGTCGCCGTTCACCTACCGCAATTTGGTGCGGCACTGGCAGATGATGGAAAAGTTCGCCAAGAAAAAGGGCTACCTCGGTAAGGACGCCGACTCCATCACCGCGGACCTAGCTCTCCCCTCCCTCGACCGCAGAGTGGTGCCGACCTTCAAGCCTTGGGAGCTTATGCACCTCCTCCTGATCGCCAAGCCGGACGAGATCCCCTACATCGCGACGATGGCATTCGCCGGTTCGCGTCGGGCAGAGTTCCAGCGGATGACGGCGGCTCAACTCAAGTTCGATGAGCATCATGCGGTCATCGATGAGACGATCGCCAAGACTGCGGCTCGCCGGACTCTGGACATCACCGACCAGATGAAAGCCTGGCTCGCAGTCGCCGAGATCCCCGAGGAGGGTCGCCTGACTAGCCACCGCCGGGTGGCGGCACTGA